ATGCGGAGTTCGTGGGCCCAGTGGATACGAAATACGGGCGCAGACCCAAGCCGGACTTCGGTGAGATATACGCGACCCCCAGCAGGGAGCAGCAAGCTGCGCTAAGAGCGCACCGCACCGGACTAGGCGCACCTCAGTTAGGTGCCATTGAGGCCGCCACTGGTAAACAGATCACGGCGGACCCGATCGCTACAGTCGCGCAAGAGGCGATATTCGGACCTATGTTCAAAGGCGCGAGCGCAGCGTGGGGCACGGGCAAACGCTTACTTGGCTTTGGTGATGAAGCGGCTGAAGCTGCGGCGAAGGCGGCTGCTCGGTCTCCTAGTGAGGAAGCAGCACACCTTGCGACACGGACATTTCGTGAAACTCCTGACGCGGTCGCGCCCGCTGGAATCGCCGGAGCCACAACGGCGCGTGAAGCAGAAGAGGCGTCCCGCCTATGGAACGTACCGGGACTAGATCGATTTCTGTCAAAGTACTTCGGGCGCTGGTTTAAGGAGTCTGACGCAATTGGTCGAGAGGGCGTCACAGGTACTCCCGGCGTTCCCCTGACTGCGTGGCACGCAACCCCCCGCCTCGTCACAGCCTTTGATGACAACATACGGCGAAGGCTGGGTGCTGGGACCGAAAATTTCTTTGGGGACGCTAATTATCTAACGACTGGCATTCTTGATGCGTCAGAAAATTACGCGCGAGTTACCGGCGGGGATGTCGCCACGTCCATGTACGGTGCGTTCAAACAACTTGTTGCACGAGGTGTCCCGGAAGGCGAGGCGTCTCGACTCGCCGCACAGCAAGTTGTTGACCAAGGTCACTATCGACTTATGCCTCTGCATATATCCATGCAGAACCCGTTGGTGCTCGACCCAACGGGTCGACGAGCCAGCACAGTGTTGCAACCAGATCAAATCGTCCGAGGCTACCTCGACTACTTTAAGCGAAACCCCGAGCTTTGGAGTGACGCTTCGGCTAATGCGTTCATAGATGATGTCGTTGCGACAGGCGCACAACGTGCTACTGACGTTTTCGAGCAGCTTCGCGCTCTGCACCCCGAGCGTTTCGGGTCCATCATTAATCGCATTGCGCGTGAAAATGGCTTCGACGGGATGGTTGCGAGCGCCAAAGGGTATTTTCCGAACATGCCCGGAGTGGCTGATGATACGTACCATTACATGACATTCGCAGGGAACCAGATTAAGTCGGCGTATCATAAAGGCAAGAAACAAACCGGTTTGTTTAGTCCGGACTCTAATATCTACAGAGCGGCCCCAATTGTGGGGGCCGGAGCGGCTGGGGCGGCGGCAACCATGGAAGAAGATGAGGAGCTATGAGCGTCTTCGACGAAGAGGAAGCCCTTGAGGCGCTTGGCGATCCCGCTATTAGCCTACAGGCGTATGCAAAGATCATCGATCAGCAAACGGGTAACGAGTTTCTATACGACCCGTTTGCGATCACAAACCGTCTTCAAGAGACGGTGGTGTCATACTATTCGCAGCCACCTATGACGGACCTGAATCAGGTCAAATGGTTGACGCTTCTCGGTTACCGACAGGGCGGCAAGAGTCTGACGTCGGAGTTGTGTGGTTACGTCAAATCGGCGTACACTCCGGGTCACGATCACGTTTGTATCGCGGATAATAAGGACCGTGCGGAATACCTCCATCGTCGTATCCACTTAACTCATAGCAGATGGCCAGAACCCGTGAGGGCACAAACGGTGCCGAATCGAGAGGTCCGCCAGTTGACGTTCCAGCACGGCGGGAAAATGCGGATTCTTTCAGGTGAATCCGGTGCTGTAGGTATTGGACAGTCGCCGGACTCGTTTCACGGGTCGGAGCTTCCGTATTGGCGAAATGCTGGTAGTCAGTTTTCAATGATCTATCCCTCCATGATTAACAGGGATCACTCCCATGTACTTTTGGAATCGACGCCAGCACCGATGAGCGAGCCATCGGCTGAGTGGTGGCGCGATCACTGTCGAGATGCCAAGCTTGGTATGGGTCGGTGGGTGTACGCGTTTTTCCCGTTTTGGGACGGGAAGCTGAACCAACGACCATGGCCACAGGGCTCGTCTTTGACGAACGAAGAAATTGAGTTGATGAATCGGTACATGCACCTTGGGCTTAAGAAAGAGCATTTATCGTTCCGCCGATTGATGATAGAGACGGATGCCGAAATTAGACGTAATCCCGATTTGTTCAGAGTCTACTACCCGTTTGACGATATTACTTGTTGGATTGCGTCGGTGGGGTCGGTATTTCATAAGGACCTTCTACGCAAACACCAAGAGAAGGCGCTGGTACCATGGAAGGCACCATATATGGAGTACGAGCAGCCCGAGGCGGGTGCGGTATACGTTATGGGCGTCGACCCAGCCGGTTACGCGGCGCGAGATCACGCTGCGTTCCAAGTGCTGAAGATTTACGACGGGGAGTGGACGCAAGTTGCTACCTATGGTGGTGTGACTGATCCTGTACTGTTCGCTAAAAAGATAGCAAGTATTGGGAGAAAGTACAACAATGCTCTTGTAGCTGTGGAAAGTAACGGCGTCGGTGTAGCTACTTTAGCGCTACTTGAAGACATGGGATACCCCAATCTATATTACGAGCGAGCGTACAAACCGGGTATCGCCGCAACGTCCAAGTCACTCGCGCAGATGCTGTCGTATCTACAGGACGCTCTACGTGACGAGTTGATTTTGCACGACGAGGATACGGTGGGCCAGCTAGGGTCGTACCGCGAAGACAAGAGTGTTGAGCGCTCGGCGACATCGGAAATCTTACACTCCGGTAAGGCTAATCGAAGGCGCGAACGCCACCACTGGGATAAGATTTCGGCGTTGCAGTTGGCGTGCATGGCTGCGCGACATGCCCCAAGGCGCTATAAGAAGCGTAGCGAAGACAAGGGATTTGAGAATGTTCTTCTTTTTAAGGACATGACCTACAATCAACTCGAATCCTATGTTAAGACAAAACCCAACACTAAAACCAAATGGCGACGAGCACGTTACCGGAAGAGGAAATAAATGGCTGGTTATAAAGGATCTCCAATCGTTCAACGACTTCTCCGGCGACAAAAAGTCCGCCAAGACACCGCTGCACCACCAGCGGCCCCGAAGCCTAAGACGGAGAAGAAAGATGGCGAAAAACAAGGCAAGTAAGATCGCCTCCGACCGGGCCCAGCAGCAGGTCGCAGACCTATATCGGCGTCTTAGGGACGACGCCGCGAAGATTGCCTACTCCACATTCGGGCCGCAAGACCCTGATTCGGAGCAGGTGGAAGAAGAACTCACAGGTGTAGAGGAGCAATAAAATGGCGCTGACAAACCAGCAAATCGCGGGCATCATCTCGACGCATCGCACTAAGTCGCGTGAAGAACGGCGTGATTGGGACCGGTGGCGAGCGTGGTACTTGTCCGAGTATTGGGGAAGTGACGAAGAGCAGCCGATGGGCTCGTACGGAGTTGACGCGGAGGATGAGGTCAACTTCCAGACGAACTATCCGTATGCGTACATCGACACGATGATCGCCAACGTCTGCCCACAAAACCCACAAGTCACGGTCCATGCACGGCGTGAGGATCTGCGCCCGAACGCACAGTTCCGCGAGGCTTTGGTGAATGACACGTTTAAGCGAAACAGTCTGCATCAACTGTTGTGGAAGTTTTCTACTGCGGCATCAATCTGCGGACGCGCGTTCATTAAATCGGTATGGAACTTCAAGAAAGAGATGGTCGAGTTTTTTGTCGTCGACCCTCGATTTGTGTTCTTCGATATGTCCGCCGCGAAATGGGACGACATTCGGTATCTGGTCGAAGTGACGGTACTTACCGAAGCCGAGTTTAAGCAGCGCTACGAGGGCAAGGGTAAGAAGGGAACGACGTACAATAAGAACGTGGCGGAAAAGGCCGAGTACCTCGGCTACCCTACGTGGCTGCGGGATTACGCTCGGAACAACTCGATGGTCAACGAGGCTTCTCACGAGGTGTACCGGTGGGTCACAGTTTACGAAGTGTACGACTTCGAAGGAAGAGGCAAGTATTATCACTTCCTCGATAACGTAGAGGAGCCGTTGTTCGAGGGCGACCTACCCTACAGGTACGTGCGGAACCCGTTCTCGTACGCGACCTTTAATGAGAACATGGTTGATCTCGCGGGCCTTTCGGATGTCAAACTCATTCAGTCTCTTCAAGAGCGTCTGAACGAAATCGACACGTTGGAACTATGGCACGCACACTCATCTACGCCCGTGATGATGGTGAACACTGCGCTAGCGGATAATCCCGAAGACATCATGACGGCACTGCGCGAGGCGAACCAACCGGGCTCCATGATTGCCATTGAGGGCAAGGCGAACGCGCCTCTCCGGGACATCATCGAACACACGCCTGTTCCAGCGATGTCGCCTTCGTTCGACAAGATGCGCGATCGATGTACGGGTGTCGTGGAGTTTATCTTGGGTATTCCGCAGTATTCGCGAGGCGTCGTTGGGGTGGCGGACGTAGCAACCGAGGTTGCTCTCGCGGATACTGCAACTCGGACTCGGAACGGTC